CAATATGAGAATTCAGTTTTGCTTGGTACTACTTCTTGGTTCGCTAAAAATATTGACAGATCACTACCTGTAGTTACAACTGGAGGATTAACGGTTTATCAATTAAAGAAAAGCGTTAAGGAGGGACAAACTATTGCAGGTGCGTCATCTGCTCAACAAGCTCAAGCACAGTTAAATGAGATTATAAAAACTCAAAATAAATTATTAAATACTAATCCAGTTTTTGGTTCGGATTCTGCTCAAGATAAAAATCTAATTGTAAAGAACGACGTTGATTTAAACGACTTTATAGTAAAAGTAACGCCAAAAACAATTAATATACAAGAAACTTATAAACTCAGAACAAAGAACCAAACAACTTTGACTGGCGCTGATGAGGCTCAATATAGAACTCAAATTGAAAATGAAGTTGGATTTGGAATAAATAATATTAAACTTGACGGAAAAGATCCCCAAGTTGATTTATACATTTTTGAAGGTCCTGATAGATTTGTGGGTCTAATAAAAAAAATGAGGGAAACCTTAAACGAGAAGGCTCAGGCGGAGGAGGAAAAGATTACATTACAATTGGCTGCAAGATTTGAAGACAAGGCAAATGGTATTGGATTTGTTCCAACAATTAAAAATGTTATTACTGTTATAATGGCCAGCGCTGAGGCGTTTATTAGATTATTAGACGATGTTCATAAAGATGCGTGGGAACAAAGAAACGATCCTGATAGAAGAAGATCTATTTTAAAGTATCCGTCGTCAGATGCCAAAGATGCCGTTTCAATTTTAAATAAAGAGGATGTTGATCCAATATATCCTTGGCCTCAATTCTTCATTGAAAATAATGGAAACGACGAAAGATTTCAAATAAAGTATCCGGGAGACCCAAGTGTTGTTGATTTAACTAAAGGGTTTTCATATGAAAAATGGCCTGAGGTACAATTTGTTGAAGAGTTTATTAAGGGGATGACCGAAAAAGAACCAACTGTTAAACAAACAGGATCTGAGGAAAACCAAGAACAAAACATTAATAGACTTACTTTAAACGCTTTAGAGTTTCCACAAACAAATATACCGTATTTTTCTAAAGAAGAGGTTAAGTTTTTCTTTGAAATATGGGAAAGAACTTACATGGTCTCACACTACACTGGATTATTCCAAGGTGGTAATATTAAATCTATTTATGAGACTTTAGGAAGAAATGAGGCGAACAACATTAAAGTTGCGTTAGGACTATCAAGTCCTTATTTGATTCAAAAATTAAAAAATTATGGATTTAAATCCCAAAATTATTTAGGGTTTTTGTCGCATATTTCAAATCAAGGAACGGGACCATCTATTCAAAAACTCATTAGAGATATTTTTGTTACACCATATATTCTTGGGGAAGTAGAAGAGAACTTTAATATTTACGATGGATCAACGATTTCATCGGATAGCCCTTCGGTTAGTTTTGGTTTGAAAGAGAAAGACTTAGCAGACTTGAATAGTATTATTAAGAAAAATAAGACACCTGAGTTTTGTGATACATATCCATTTACAGATAATTTGTGGAATTTAAATAATTTAGCTAATGGAGTTTCAAGTCAGGCGGGATTATTTTATGATACGAAAAATACTTTGTTTATTAATACAGATAAAAAAGTAATTGCCAACTTTGAAAAAGGTACTACCTCAATTCAAATCAGACCTGTGACTAATTTCTCTTATAAAAACTTTAATATTCCGGTTGTCACTAATAAAAATTTTTCTTTATTTTATGTATTAAGGTCAACTGACCCGTCAAAATTTGTTGTAACGGAAGGTATTGTTAATAGTTCAATTACTGCGGGGTTACCTTTAGAAACAACAACGTCTATGTTGAACACTCCTTATTTTGTGAACGCAATCCAAAATGGAGTTCAAGATTGGAGAGACAAAAAAGAATATCCGTTTATACAAGGAGCTTACCTTTTATTGAATTCACTACCATTGGCGACATTAAGGGAAAGGTATAAGACAAAGGATAATACGACTGACTTGGATTACATTGCGTCTTCATTAAAAAGATTTGGTGGGATTCACAGAATGCCATACGCTTGGGTTCTTAAATTAGGATCGATATATCATAGATATAAAAGAGTGGTTCAAGACAGTGTTGATATATTAGATACGTGTTGGAAAGATTTTGATTACGTTAAAAACTTTGATCCAGTAAGTAGTAATATAGATAAGACCTACTCTTTGAGTTTTGATGGTGTTAATAGAGAAATTATTAATTTACAATCATATTCCACACAAATAATACCATTTCCAGGATCACTTGTTGGAACTTTTACCGCCACAACTACAACAGTTCAAGGAGGGTTTTATCCGAAGTTAATTAACGACTGTAATATGTTTTTTAATGGGACTGATTGTTTCACCACTTATAGTGATACTGAGATACAATTATACACTGATTCAAGTCTTAAAGTTGCAAGTATTGAGTCAGGTAAACTTGATGAGAATTACATATCAGGATCGAGTATTTTCAATAACTTCAAAATGAAGCCATGGTCAGTTGTTATGAATAGAAAAGGTTCGGGTAGTTATTACACAATACCATCATTTGGTTCTCAGTATAATCAAGTTCTTTTATCTGTGTTTAATACTGATGGGGGAAATTTGGTTGCAAAACAAAATTTATTATCGAATAGTTCGATATACAACGGAACCGTTAGATCTTTTTGGGGAGTACCTAATTATGGATATTTTGACACAAAATATTCTGCTAAGCCGGCATATAATCAATATATTAATTTTATAAATCCAAGTGGACCAATTTCACCATTTAAACTGATGGAGACCGAAATTCAATATTCAAGTATTGAAGAAATATTCAGTGTGTTTAATACCACTCAACTCGAAAAATTTGAGTCAGAGTTTTTGAAGTTCTCTAAGTCGGTTTATAATATTAATGATAAAGTTGGACCATCACAGCCAAAGGTAACTCTAAATATTGATCCTAACGATCCTGATAGATATTTGAAAAATTTCCAACTAATGGTTAGAGAATTTATGGAAATATCTGGACCAACAACACAAACCCAATCGAATCAGGACTATTCAAAAGAGGCAATAACGAAACAATTTGGTAACATTACAACTATATTAAACAATTTCATGGAATATGACGTTGTTATTAAATTAGGTAATCCAAGTAACTATGATAGAAGATTGTTTGATAGTTTCTTGCCTAATTACGAAACAGGATATGAGTTTTCAGATACAACACAGAACGCAAGCGCCCCGACACAAACAGGATTTAGATTAGTTGATCCAATAAAATTCGATGTTTACATTCCGGGTAGTTTACCAACTAAAGGAGGAACGACAACACTTGCAGCTTCAGTATCCTCATATAGAGACGCGTGGAAAGAGTTACAGACTCAAGTAGGGTTTTCAACAATTCCTAACTTAAGATATTCTGACCAAGGATCGTACATAACAGACTTTTTTGTTACAAATGATATAAATTTCACTAAAGAAAATGTTAAAGTATGTGCACCACTTATTAAGATATTCGCAACTCAAAAATTATCTAATGGAGGTACTCTAAGTAAGGATCAGTTTCAAAATGGACTTAAAGGTTATTCGGATAAGTTAATAAATTTCCAAGACAACATTTTTAATAACTTAATGACTTATCTACAAAAAGAATTACCGAATATTTCAAGTAATCCTGAAGGAGCAATTAAGTCATCAATTAGCGGAGAGATACCCAAGGTTCAATTTTGGGAAATGTTTAAGGCTTTAAATGATAAGTGGATTGCGGGGAACACATATAGCGAAGATACGTTACTTCAAGACTTTTTATTTGTTGATCGAGCGTCAAGAAATGTTGGAGACAAAATTTTAGTTGATCCTTTTGTGTTGAAAAACAAGTTGAAGAATTTAAATATGGATGCTAGCGTCTTTACTTTAATTTCAGGTATTCTTGTTGAAAATCATTTTAGTGTGATGCCTTTACCGTCTTATGTTAACTTCTATAATGTTCAAACCCCTGACGGAACTAGTACACCAAAGACGGAGGCTACTGCGGATTTTGCCAATAGTTTATGGGGAACATTCTTAAGTGTAGACTATAGAAATTCAGGTCCAAAAATGGTTTGTTTTTATTCTGAAAAACCTTCAGTTTATGCAGATGCTGCGGGTAATAGAGATTATAGATTTAAAAATGACGGATTTGCGTGTAAGAGTTTAACAGATAATCCACTATTAGAAGATCAAACTAATAAAACGGATTGGTCTCAATCTAATAGATGTGTTGGGTTTAATGTTGATATGGGTATACGAAACCAAGGAGTATTTTATAATTTTAGTATATCACAAGATCTTGGTAAGGCAACTAGTGAAAGTTTAATTGCGACAAATCAATTAGGTAACCAAGCAACGGGAAAACAAGTAGCTTCACAGAATGTGTCTTTATTAAACATTTATAATGAAAGAAGTTATCAAGCAAATGTTGTTGCTCTTGGGAATGCTTTAATACAGCCAATGATGTATTTTTGTCTGAACCATATTCCTATGTTTAACGGTTCTTATTTAATTACAGAAGTTAATCATACGATATCTCCAGGTGTGTTCCAAACATCATTTGTTGGGACTAGACAAAGAATTTTTGCAGCACCAAAAATCAATAATTATTTAATAAGTCTTAATCAAAATTTATTACAAAAATTAGAAGATAATTTAAAAATTGCTCAGACAGCACCAACAACTGCTGCAACAAATGAAACAAGTAAAAAATCAAACGCAGCAACAAATTCGTGTGTTACTACTGTTAAACAATATGAAAAATACATTGCGGTAAATTCACAAGAAACTAAGACAACAACTTTAGATTTGTTTAGTAATATCTATAAAAACAGAATAGAAAGTAGATCCGATACACAACAAAAAATATTAACGTTTGCCGCTTTTGCTTTTGTGTATGTGATGTCTTATGAAAATAGTATGATTCAAGGGTATGATAACAACTATGGTAATGTTGACTTGGATCAATTTTGGGGTAGAGCGGGTGATAATAATTTCTTGAAGACTTATTGTTGTGTTAACATTGGTACTGATAGAGGATCAAAACCAAAACCATTTGCTAATTTTGCGTCGATAGACAACTTTAGTAAACTTATGTTATCTAGATTAAACGAAAACTTTGATCAGATTAAAGAGTTTGAGCCTGGTACAATACTACCAACACCAAATGCGTTGTATAATTATTTTAAAGCGGCTTGGCCAAAAAATAGAACATCACCAAAAGAACTAGAGGATTTTGAAAAAAATCAAGGTAAAGAAGTTAGAGCAAAATTTAACAATGCTGTTTTAGAAATTAGACGATTAGCTCCTCAGTTGAATATTGACATTGCGGTTAGTACACCATCACCTTCATCATCTCAAAATGTGCCAAATGTTACACCAACACCATCACCGGCAGCAGTAAACCAAGTTCAAACACCTAATGCGGATGATAGAACAATATTAGGTAATGCTGGGAAGACAGGTTCAATAGCCTATACGTTAAATGCATCAACACTGTCAAACGGAACAGTAAGGATAGAAGGTAATATTGGTTCATCTGAACTATCCAAATCATATACACTAAAAGTATTTTTAGTTCAAACCCAAGGAATCGGATCAGAAATTCTCATGGGTCAAACATCTTTAATACCCAAATCTAATGGACAAGTTAATGGTTACACCTTCACAACGTCAAATAATTTTAGACGAGAATGTGATCTTGCTGCTGATAATAGAGACCACTCAATAATATTTAAAGTTCAAGTTGTTGAATATCCTGAGTATGGATATAGTAACTTCTTTAAGGTTATGAATTATGATTGTCCAACAAGGAATCTTTTACCTGGTGATGTAGTTACAAATGCGGTTTATGATCAAATAAATGCTAATCCATGTGCAATTTGTTACCCTAACGGAGGACCTAATATTATAATTAACGGAAAAGAGTGTTTACCAAATACAAGACCACCGAGACAGAACATTTATGATATTACCACAGATAAAGATTCGACAGGAAAAATAATAAAAGTTACATTTACTATTAAACCGGATGCGGGTATTTGGAAAATATTCACGGGTAAATATAGTGAAAATTGTGTCGGAAGTAGTTCTTTTAATATTACTTCGGGTGATATATCTCAAAACCAACAAAGTATTTCATTTGATGTTTTGGATATAATTGATGGATGTGATTCTGGTGCATATACGGTTAAGTTGGAAGCGGTCGCACAACCTTATCTTGCAAATGGTCAATTGGATAATGTAAGACAACAACAATACGGATCTTATGTGGTTCAAGGGATAATTTGATGATAACAATATATTTATAAATAAAAATAACATGGATATTAAAACAGCCTTAAACAATTACCTTGGAAAATCTAGTAGATATTCTGAGTTAGACAACGGTGACGGATCAAAAGAGGTTTGTGACTTAGATACAGGTGACTGTTATACAGTACGTATGAAAGACGGTCTTATTGAAAGAGTTGAAAACACTATGACAATAAATAAAAAAGTTAAAGTTGAAACTCGTCAAGGGTTTAAACAATTATTAAACGGGTAAAAAAATGAATTTAGATAAAAAAATAATTGCAGAGATTGCAAAGTTCAACAAAGTGAACAAATACATTATGGAACAAGACGCTGCTGCGTCACCGACAGTTCCTGAAGATCCTGCGGCTTTACCTGACGTACCGGCACCTGCAGATGCTGAATTAGGTGCAACACCACCTGCCGATGCTCCTGCTGAAAAGATAGACGTTACAACTGATCCTGATGTTGAAAAAATCGACGATAAGGGAAAAAGTGAAGAAGGAGAAGAAGGTACTGAAGAACTTGAAATAACAGATTTAGTTACTTCACAAAAAAATATTGAGACAAAACAAGATGACTATTTTGAAAATCTTTTTGGACAACTTTCAAATTTAGAATCTAAATTATCTGAAATGGATAGTATTATGTCTCGATTAAATTCAATAGAATCTAAAATAGAAAAATACAGAACTAAGACACCACAAGAAAAATTAGAATTAAGAAGTTATGATTCGTACCCATTCAATCAAAAACTTTCTGACTTTTTTGAGGACAAAGAAAAAGAAATGGAATTAACAGGTAAAAAAGAATATGTTTTAACACCAGACGAAGTAACTGATATTAACGCTAGCGAAATCAAAGGAACTTTCCAACCTTCAAAAACAGACGACAATCAAAATTACAGCAGTAGATAGAAAAAAAATTAAAAGAATTAGGGGGGATTACAATAGTAATCCCCTTTTTTATTTAGATATTTATTTGACTGATGAGAGAGATTCAACTATATTTACAATAATCAATTAATAAATTTAAAACAAAAAAACATGAGTTCATTAGACGCCGTATTGGCACAGTACGAAAAATCGAAGCAAGCTTCAGGGGGTTCCCAATCTAAGATGTCTCAGGATGAAAGAATGAAGAAATACTTCGCTCTTATCCTTGAAGACAAAGAAAAAACAGGATCAAGAAAAATTAGAATTTTACCAACACCAGATGGTTCATCACCTTTTAAAGAGGCTTGGTACCATGAAATACAAGTTGGTGGTAAATGGCAAAAGTTTTACGATCCAGGAAAAAATGACAATGAGCGTTCACCTTTAAACGAGGTTTACGAAGAGTTAATTTCTACAGGTAAAGAATCTGACAAAGAATTAGCTAAACAATACAGATCACGTAAGTTTTACATCGTGAAATTAATCGACAGAGACCGCGAAGAAGACGGACCAAAATTTTGGAGATTTAAACACAACTACAAAAATGAGGGTATCTTAGATAAGATCATACCTATTTGGAGAAACAAAGGTGACATTACAGATCCTGAAAAAGGACGTGATTTAATCATTGAATTATCAAAATCTAAAACAGGAAATGGTAAGGACTACACCACAGTACAAACTATTATGTATGACGATCCAACACCTGTTCATGAAGAAGCAGAACAAGCTAAGGCTTGGGTTAGTGATGAGTTAACTTGGTTAGATGTTTACTCTAAGAAACCTGTTGAATATCTTGAGGCAATTGCTAGAGGAGAAGTTCCACGTTGGGATACTGATAAGGGTGGTTACGTTTACGGTAACGACGAAGAAGGTACTACATCAATTGGAGGATCAAAGAAAACAGTTATTGATACACAAGCAGACGAAGAACCAGACGGAGATCTACCGTTCTAATTTATAACAAAAATCATGTATGGTATCTTGTATGGTACCATACATGTTAATTTTTAACGAATGACATTTAAAGAAGAAATTGAGTTACAACTCAGAGATAATAAAACATTATCTTATGACTTATTGAGTCAATTGAAAGATAAAAATTACTTCTCAGGTAGAAGTAAACAAATCGGTGACACAATCCTATTTGGTTTTTTAGGTGAAGGAGAAGAAGGAGAACTTATTCATAAGTTAATAACTTTTAACGAAGAAGAGATAGGAAGCTTATACGAAGAAGACACTTCCTTTTATAAAGGACCGAAAACAAACAAATTACCTAACATCAAAAGAATAGAAAATGGCGGGAATTAAGAAAAAAGAATCGGGAGGATTTAAAGATAAGTTCTCAACTAAAACAAAATATAAAGAAACTAGCTACTACTTTTGTGGTGATGCTTTCTTAAGTGCTAGTGGATTACCAGGTCCTGTTATGGGTGGTATCAATATGTTCTTGGGACATAGTAATAGTTCCAAAACAACTGCCATGATATTAGCTGCGGCTGATGCTCAAAAAAAAGGACACTTACCTGTCTTTATCATTACTGAAAAGAAATGGAGTTGGGAACACGCTGTTGAATTGGGATTGGATGCCAAGAAAAATTCTGACGGTGAGTGGGATGGTGACTTCATCTTTAATGATGGATTCGATTATATCGAACAAGTTACCGACTTCATCAACGAAGTATTAGATGCTCAAGAGAAAGGGGAGATTCAACAATCAATCTTATTCCTTTGGGACTCAGTAGGTTCAATTCCTTGTAAGATGACTTTTGATGGTAAGGGTGGTAAACAACATAATGCAGCAACACTTGCTGATAAGATTGGTATGGGAGTTCACTCAAGAATTTCTAAATCAAAAAAAGAAGACTACGCATATTACAATACTTTAGTGGTTGTAAACCAACCTTGGGTTGCTCTTCCTGACAATCCGTTTGGACAACCAACAATCAAAGCAAAAGGTGGTGAAGCTTTATGGTTAGCATCTTCATTAGTATTCCTTTTCGGTAACCAAGCAAGTGCTGGTATTAACCACATCACGGCAACCAAAGGAGGAAGAACTGTAAGATATGCGATCAGAACTAAGATTTCAATCTTAAAGAACCATGTAAATGGTTTAGGATACAACGATGGTAAGTTAATCGCGGTACCACAAGGATATATCGAAGACACTAAAGAAGCTTTGGAATCCTACAAGAAAGAATACTCTCAATATTGGAATGGTATTTTATCAGGAACTGGTGAAATTACTTTGGAAGAAACAACAGATGATATTAGCGAGTAACGTATTTTTAACATTTAAATAATCAATGTGTCTAAGACTTTATTGGTAGATGGAGACAATCTATTTAAGATTGGTTTTCACGGGGTTAAGGACCTCTATAACGACGGTTCTCATGTTGGTGGAGTATATCACTTCATAAACACATTGCGTCGATTTTTGGAGGAGTATGACCTGGATAAAGTGGTTGTATTTTGGGATGGAGATTCAAACTCTTCTGCCAGAAAAACAATATATCCCCAATACAAGGCCAATCGTAGATTGAATATGAATGAATTCAAATACGAGTCTTACGTAGATCAAAAAATCAGAGTTAAGCAGTATCTTGAAGAAGTGTTTGTTAGGCAAGTTGAGATAGATAATAACGAAGCGGATGACTTAATCGCTTATTACTGTCAAATTGCAAATGATGAAACTATAATCATATTTTCAGCAGACAAAGATCTTACACAACTAATTTCCCCAAACGTATCAATATACTCACCCGTACATAAAACTACGTATAAATTCGGGGATAGGATTAAATTCAAAGACATTGAAGTCCCACACCAAAATGTACTTGTCTGTAAAGTATTCATGGGAGATAAATCAGACAATATTGATGGAATACAATCACTTGGAGAAAAAACATTTGCAAAATTCTTTCCTTTAGTGTTGACTAAATCATGCACTATCGAAGAAATAATGGATATTGCACGAAATATCCCGCAAGAAAAACCTATAAAAGTATTAACAAATATTTTGACTGGTAAAACAAAAAGCGGTATACTTGGAGAACAATACTACCAAATAAACCAAATGATAGTAAACCTCAATAACCCACTTATAACAGATGATGGAAAAGAGTTGGTTGAATCTATCTACAGTGAAACTTTAGATCCCACAGACAGAGGTTATAAAAACCTAATGAAGTACATGATGGAAGATGGGTTATTCAAATACCTACCTAAGAATGATGAAGCTTGGGTAAATTTTTTAAAACCGTTTATGAAACTTACGAGAAAAGAAAAAAGAAAAATTAAAAACTAAATTAAATGAGAGATCAAGATCAAGTAAAGATGGAATTTTTGTTAACACTCAATGAAAACATTGTTGTTCAAAGATTCTTTAACGTCAGAGGATATAATCCTAAGGCGAGGTTATCGGTAGATTTGTATGAGTACATGTATGATGTCAAAGAAGTACTTCACAATTATTTAAGGATGAAAACGGTTGTCTATATGTTGGACAACAAAGAAGCGATTGCACATGATCCGAATATTATGAACACGTCATTTACTGACGGAGACGAAAACTTTCACATTTATGTGAAGATCGGGGATGAGACAATTTGTCATAGAATTTTTGACGGAAAATTATATCCACCAAAAGTTCGTTATACGGTGGACGTAAGACCATATTTGAAAGATGTACTTTCAAATTTAACTGACATTTTTTCAAAACACGATTTAAATCACGAATATTGTGGAATCGAGTTGGTCTAACAACTATTT